TGTCAGGCCGGGTGTTGATGACCTTTCTCTAGGTAACTCGAACTATGCACAGGTTCGTATTGGTGTTGATGGAACGCACTATCTTAAGGGAATGGCGATGTATAAGCCAGACCTGCCAGCTGGTGTAGACCTGATGTTCAACACGAACAAATCAAAGAGTGAAGCTCCTGGCAAACTTGATGCTATGAAGAAGATGGAAACCGACAAAGATGGGAACATCGATCCATACAACCCATTCAGTTCGGTTATTGATCGTCAAAATGGTGTCATGAACATCCTTAGAGAAGAAGGCAGTTGGTCAGACTGGTCTAACACGCTTTCATCACAGATGCTATCGAAGCAAAGCCCTACGTTGGCTAAGCAACAGCTCAATATGACTTTCGAAAGAAAGATGAATGATCTCGAAGACATTCTACAACTAACCAACCCTTCTGTTCGTAGAAAGCTACTCGAAGCTTTCGCAGATGGTACAGATTCTGCTGCAGTACAGCTCAAAGCTGCTGCTCTACCACGTCAAGGCAACCACGTAATTCTGCCTGTCACATCTTTGAAGCCCACTGAGATCTATGCACCTAACTTTAAGAATGGTGAGCGTGTTGTTCTGATTCGTTTCCCACACGGTGGCATCTTCGAGATCCCTGAGTTGACTGTAAACAATCGCAACCGTGATGCAAAGAAGCTTCTTGGCAACCAAGCTAAAGATGCTGTTGGTATCAATAGTGGGGTAGCTCAGAGACTTTCGGGTGCCGACTTCGATGGTGACACAGTACTCGTGATCCCTAATGATAGTGGTAGGATTTCGAATGCGCCTGCTCTTGAAGGTCTGAAGGACTTCGATGCAAGACGTTCTTACCCTGCCTATGAGGGTATGCCCCAGATGAAGCCCAGAACTAAGGGTATTCAAATGGGTGATGTCTCGAACCTGATCACTGACATGACTATCAAAGGCGCAAGTGCAAGCGAATTGGCACGTGCGGTTCGTCACTCTATGGTAGTCATCGATGCAGAGAAGCATCACTTGAACTACAAGCAATCGGCTATTGACAATGCGATCCCAGCCTTGAAAGAGAAGTACCAAGGTGGTAAGAGATCTGGGGCTTCTACTTTGATCTCATTGAAGAAGTCTACTACGCCAGTGCCTGAGCGTAAGATGAACTACAAGATTGACCCATCCACAGGTAAGAAGATCTACACAGAAACCGGTGCATCGTACACCACTAAGGATGGGAAGCTAATAATCAAGGAAGATCATGTTAGGAAACTAGCTGAGACTGATGATGCGCATACCTTGTCATCGGGCACACCAATTGAAAAGGTGTATGCAGATCACTCTAATAGATTGAAGCGTCTTGCTAACACAGCAAGGAAAGAACAGGTAGCTACAAAGAACATCCCCTACTCTCGTTCTGCAAAGGAGGCGTACTCAGATGAAGTGGCCTCCCTCAATTCTAAACTCAACATCGCCCTCATGAACTCCCCACGTGAACGGCAGGCCCAGATAGTAGGTAATGCCGTGTACCGCGCCAAACTACAAGCCAACCCTGACATGGATGATGCTGAGAAGAAGAAGTTGAAAGCCCAAGCTCTAGCAGAGGCCCGTACAAGAACCGGTGCTGACAAAGAGTTGGTTAAGATCACCCCACCAGAATGGGATGCTATCCAAGCCGGCGCTATCACACCAAACAAGCTAGACGACATCCTTAGGAATACGGACCTAGACGAAATTAAACAACTCGCTACTCCTAGAAGTTCGCCTGCCATGTCTACAGCTAAGATAGCAAGAGCTAAGACTATGGCATCACTAGGGTACACACAGTCTGAGATAGCTGGTGCCCTTGGTGTGAGTGTGAGTACTGTAACTGAGTCTATCAGTGAAGGAGGTTGAGATGACTACTACATACAGCGACAATGTTGAGCACATGCTCACAACTATAGACAATCCTTTCAACCCCCACACACACTTCGATGAATGGCACGCATACGATAGACAACTCGGTTACAACACAGTTTCGTTCTTAGCAAGAATCGTTCGTACTTCTAATGCTTTGTCAGAGGCTGATGAACACGTAGCTATCGAAGCTGCAATTGATGAGATTGTTAGAGAGAACATTAATGGTGTTTACACAAAGATTGCTGCACCAACATCAACTTAGATTGTTGGGTAGTGTTCTTCGATCTTGCGGTCCTCTCTCTGGATAGGGGGGAGGGGGTCGCAGGATCCACCCCCCTGCTTCATCGCGGGCCTCCCTAAAAATTCCCCGGGGGAGAAAACAGAGAAAAGTTTTTCAACTAAGGAGGGAGTATGTGGTGGGTAATTGGGTTTGTTGCTTGGCTTCTTCTAGTTCTTTTGGTAATGGCCTTCATACATGGGGCCACAAAGTAATCTAATCTAGTCGGAAAGGAGTTGAAACCAATGGCAACCGAACAAGCAAACAAGTCTAAGACCAAGCAAAGTCGTAGGCCTCCGGCAACAACTCCAGAGGCTAGAGAGAATCAGCTCATATCTAGTGCAGTTGATCTTGCTGAGAAGCAACTTCAAGAAGGTTCTGCTTCAGCTCAAGTCATTACGCATTATTTGAAGCTCGGATCTTCTCGAGAGAAGCTCGAACAAGAGCGTTTGGCCAACGAGAACTCATTGTTGGTTGCTAAGCGAGAGGCTATGGCTTCCGCGCAACGTGTCGAAGAGTTGTATGGTGCTGCCATCGATGCTATGCGAGCTTACGCTGGGCACGATCCTCTTAAGAACCGAGACGAAGAGGACCAAGATGATTAGACGATACTCCAGGCTGAAGAGTCTTGACACCTTCGAAGACCGTTACCGATATTTGCGTCTGCAGGGTTCTATCGGTCGTTCTAGTTTCGGATTCGATCGCTATGTCAACCAGAAGTTCTACAAGTCACGTGAATGGCAGGATGTTAGAGACTTTGTCATTGTCCGAGACAATGGATGTGATCTAGGGATTGAAGGTTACGATATTCATAGTAATCTTTTGGTTCACCATATGAACCCAATGGATCTGGAAGAAGTTGTACACGGAGATCCTAGAATCCTCGACCCGGAATATTTGATCACGACAACTCACACAACTCACAATGCTATTCATTACGGCGATGAGAATCAAATCCCTCGTCAGCTTGTAGAACGTCGAGCTGGTGACACTTCACTTTGGGAAAGGGTATGACTATGGCAAAGACTGCTAAAACACCGAAACCACCAGAAGAGCCTGACACTTTCGAGGAACCTCCCGAAGATGTTGAGCCTGATTTCGAGGCAGAGCTTGTCGAGGAAGAAGAGGATTCCTCATGACTAACTGGAATCATGTAAGTAGCAAGCTCGGACGAATCGAACCAGAGACTCGAGAGATCGCTAGAGAGATCTATGATGTAGCTCAAGATGCTGGTCATGAGATCTGGTTCATGTGGGGTAATGGAACTAGTCGTGAACACAGCACTGGGCTAGCTCTTGACCTTATGATCCGTAACGAAGCCGGCGGCGATTGGATCCGCGACTATATTTGGAACAACCGCGCGCGCCTGCGATTGCGTCACGTGATTTGGTGGAGGCACATTCTTTCGACTGTAGTTGAGCCTGGTGTTCGCCGTAAGATGGTCGATCGTGGAAACCGTACGAAGAATCACTACGACCACCTCCACGTTTGGTTCTTTGCTGGTGACTACCAAGCCCCAAAGAAGGCTACTGTTGCAGCTGCAACAGTTTCTGGATTGATCCCAAAGATTCAGGCTGCTGTTGAAGTTGAGCCAGACGGTATGTGGGGTCCGAAGACTGACAACAATGTAATGTGGATGAGACAGGCCTCTCGTGCTAAGCGAGGGTGGCCCGTGAATCTTGATCGAACTTTCGATGTGGAGATGGTCCAGGCTGTGATCGACACTAAGGTCGATGGTGTCTGGGGTCCTCTCTCACAAGCGGCTTTGGTCACTTGGCTCAAGGGATTCCAGGATATTCTCGATGTGGTTTCCGATGGGTACTGGGGACTGAAGACCGATTCACGTCTCTTGTCTCTTCGTCGTCGATATTTCAACCGTTACTAGTCACATAAGGGGGTGACCACGTGAGTGACAGCATCCTTACAAGTACAAAGAAGGTACTGGGTATTGAAGAAGGTTATACTGCATTTGATGCCGATATTCTAATGCACATTAACTCTGTCTTCTCTACGTTGCATCAGCTAGGAATTGAACCAGAGGTAGGATCTACCACAGTTGAAGACAGCACAACCACGTGGTCCGCCCTCTTTGGCTCAGACCCTAGATACAATGCGATCAAGACCTATGTATATTTGCGAGTCCGACTTCTATTCGATCCTCCTGGTACTTCATACCTCATCAATTCTCTTGAGAAGCAATCACAGGAGCTCGAGTGGCGTTTGAACGTTGTTCGAGAGACTGATGATTACGTAGATCCATTTGTGGCATAGGAGGGAGGTATGATGACAACAATCCAAGATGCAGATGATATTCTAGAACACTACGGCATCAAGGGAATGAAGTGGGGTGTTCGTAGAAGCGATGAGCAGTTGGCTCGAGCAAGAGGTAAAACTCCTCGCTCAGAGGATTCTTCTAAGGCAAAAGAATCTTTGGGTAAGGCAAAGACGAGTGGCGCAGGAACTCTTAGTAATAGAGAACTTCAAGAATTGAACAAGCGCCTGAATCTAGAGAAGAATTATGCAGATCTAATAAGACCAAAGACGAAGCAGAGTAAGCCTCTTTCGAAGGAAGATAAGGAATTCATCGCGTTTCTTATCAGGAAGAGTGGAGAGTTGCTTGTTAAGGAAGTAGCTAGACGACGTTCAACAACCCAGGTCAGTAATTCGCTCAACCAATGGGATGTTATCGATCTTCGACCGAAAAAGTAAAGAAGGGAGGTGTCTATGGCTCTATCAAACAGAGCGGCCCCCTATTACTATGGGCAATTCCGCGACGCAGTTCTTCGAGGCGAAATTCCCGTTAACCGGGAGATCGCAATGGAGATGAATCGCATTGATGAGCTAATTGACAACCCCCACGTTTACTATGACGACAAAGCTGTTGATGGTTTCATCCTTTTCTGTGAAAACGAACTTACACTGACTGACGGAAGTGATCTGCATCTGCTCCCGACGTTCAAACTGTGGGCTGAACAGATATTTGGCTGGTACTACTACGTTGAACGAAGCGTGTACGAGCCTTCAGATGGAGATCACGGCGGTCGTTACGTGCAAAAGACTATCAAGAAGCGATTGACTACCAAGCAATACCTCATTGTCGCTCGTGGTGCAGCTAAGTCGATGTATGGTGAAGCGATCCAAGCGTACTTCCTTAATGTCGACACTTCCACAACGCACCAAATCACAACTGCTCCAACAATGAAGCAGGCTGAAGAGATCATGTCACCTCTGCGCACGGCTATCACGCGCGCGCGAGGACCTCTGTTCAAGTTCCTTACTGAAGGATCTATGCAGAACACAACGGGCTCAAGAGCCAATCGTGTGAAGCTAGCGTCCACCAAGAAAGGGATTGAGAACTTTCTAACTGGATCTATTCTCGAGATTCGCCCAATGTCGATCAACAAACTCCAGGGTCTTCGTCCAAAAGTCTCAACAATCGACGAATGGCTTTCTGGTGACATTCGAGAAGACATTGTCGGTGCGGTTGAGCAGGGTGCATCGAAGTTGGAAGACTATCTGATCGTCGCTATCAGCTCGGAAGGGACAGTTCGTAACGGTTCCGGTGATACAATCAAAATGGAACTTGCGGACATCCTGAAGGGCGAGTACATAGCTCCTCACATCTCTATCTGGCACTATAAGCTAGATGAGTTGGAGGAAGTGAGCGATCCTGCTATGTGGTTGAAGGCTAATCCGAATCTTGGAGCAACGGTCACATACGAAACGTATCACCTTGATGTTGAACGTGCAGAAAAAGCTCCCGCATCAAGGAATGATATTTTGGCCAAGCGGTTTGGGATACCGATGGAGGGGTATACGTACTTCTTCACGTATGAGGAGACCCTTCCTCATCGACCCCAGAAGTTTTGGCAATTGCCGTGTGCTCTTGGCGCGGACCTTTCGCAGGGTGATGACTTCTGTGCATTCACTTTCTTCTTTCCCCTGCGTAATGGAAAGTTCGGTGTTAAGACTAGGAGCTATATTACAGAACTAACCTTGATGAAGCTCCCAGGAGCTATGCGTTTCAAGTATGATCAATTCGTCAATGAAGGAAGTCTGCAAGTGCTTCCAGGCACTGTTCTAGACATGATGGAAGTCTATGACGACCTTGACGAGTTCATCAGAGTTGAAGAGTACGACGTTAGAGCTTTTGGTTTCGACCCGTATAATGCCAAAGAGTTTGTGTCTCGTTGGGAAGCTGAGAATGGACCGTTTGGTATTGAGAAGGTAATCCAAGGTGCTAAGACTGAGTCCGTGCCTCTTGGTGAACTTAAGAATCTCAGTGAAGAACGAATGCTGATCTTTGATCAAGAGCTAATGACCTTTGCTATGGGTAATGCGATTACCATTGAAGATACCAACGGTAACCGGAAGCTTCTAAAGAAACGCCAAGAAGAGAAGATTGACAACGTGGCTGCGATGATGGATGCGTACATCGCATACAAGCTGAACAAGGAGGCATTTGAATGATTACAGATACGAAGCCTCCCTTGGATGAGGCATTGCTGAAACATTACGGCGTCAAGGGAATGAAGTGGGGTGTTAGACGCTCTGATGAGCAGTTGGAACGTGCTAGAAAATACCGCCCAACCACTAAACAGAAGCAAGTTGCTATTGGAACACTCATTGGCATTGGGGTTGGGGCAGCTGCGGCTATCATGATCTCAACTGGGACCGTACCACTAACATTTGTAAGTGCTCCTGCTTCTGCAGCAGCTACATCGGCAGCTTCAACTCTAGGTACTGCAGCAGCAAAGAAAGCGCTTGGGTCTAAGACTGTGAATGATTTCTTTAAGGATCCTTCGGGCAGTGGGCATAGTGTGTTCAACTCCTCTGTAGGTCAGCTTGGTTCATTCGATCCTGATGTATCTCCACAGGGCACGTTCAACCCTAACATAGCGCCAAAGGGTAAGTTCAATCCTAACATAGCGCCACAGGGTAAGTTCAATCCTGATGTGAAACGATGATGCCCGAGGAGGTGATATATGCGAATCACAAACGATGATTACAAGCCGTCTCTTGATCCCGAATCATTGGAACACTATGGTATCAAGGGAATGAAGTGGGGTGTCCGTAGGACTGATGACCAGCTTACGCGCGCCCGCGGAGGAAAAGTAGGGAACGCAATTAAGAAGTCAGCTAAGCAACAGGTTGATTTCTATAAGCCGGCAGCAAGGGTAGCTACCTCGGGTGCTAAGAAGGTCGGGGGAGCAGCTAAGAAGTCAGCTAAGCAACAGGTTGAGTTTTACACTAAGCCTGCTGGCAAGGCAGCTGATGCCGTTCGAAAGCGTAATGAAAACAAGATGCCAACAAAGTCACAAAGCAAGAGAATCAAGGAAGCTAGAGCGGAACTAGGCCCTCTTCGTAAAAACGAATTTAAAAACGCAGAGGGTATAAAAGCTAAAGCCAGCATTGCTTTTCTTGGAGAGCTTTCAAAAGAACATTCTCTTGAGTATCGCGCTAACCCGAATCGTGTAACCGCATACAAACGAACATCTGGAGAAAAAGTAGCAAATCTTCTTCTATCTCTCCCAACTATCGGGACATCTTTGATCTACGAAGCAGCCGGTAAGTGGACATTGGATCGTGTTCGAGAGGATCAGGCTAAGGCTTCGATTGAATTGATGGAAAAGAATGGCGAGATGGATAAGTTTCTTGAGGATCTAATGAAACTCGAAAAGATGAGCGAATCAGAGTTTCAGAAGCACCTGGTGGACATTGGCGAGGAAGAGGGTTAAATCAATCTTCTATATTTCGAGAAAGTAGGTGAAGCATTCGAATGAGGATTACAAATGACGACTTGAAACCATCACTTGACGAAGCACTAGAACATTACGGTGTCCAGGGCATGAAGTGGGGCGTCCGTAGAGATCAGAAAGCTCTAGATCGATCTGCTGGGAGGTCTCTTTCCAAAGGAAGACCTCGAGACGATCAAATTAAAGATGCTCGTGGTAGCGTTATTCGTAAGAAAGCAAATCTTAATAAAGCGAGTGTTAAAGTAGCGAAATTGGAAAAAGCTGCTTACAACGCTCGTGGTAAAGCTGACGTAGCTAAAGAAAAGAAGCTCGCGCCTATGAACTATAAGCCTGGCTCTAATGAGTGGGCTAAAAACATTGATCCTGCACGTGAAAAAGAGTACGAGCAGAATGCAAAGAAAGCTGAAGCGCAAGTTAGGCTTGCTCAGAAACAGTTCCAGGAAGCTCAGAAGGATTTTGATAACAATCCAGCTAGAGCTCTTTCTGCCAGAATGACTTATGGAGAAATGGTTGTTAGCTCTTTGTTTCTAACTCCAGTGGCAACTGTTACTTTAGTTGGCGTAACCGAAGGAGTTGCAGCTAAGCGTCGTGCAGAATTGAGAAAGTGACAATCTATATTTTCCAGAAAGGAGGTGAGACGTGGGAATCATTGGCGAACGAATCAAGCATGCATGGAATGCGTTCCTAAACCAGGATCCAGAGCAGAGGATTCACTCATATTCTAGTGGAATTTCCTATGGAGGCCGTCCGGATCGTATTCGATTTACTATCCCAAATGAACGATCGATCATCTCCTCTATCTATACGCGTCTAAGTGTTGACATTGCGGGAATCGACATCCGGCATGTTCGTTTGGACGATGCGGATCGATATTTGGAAGACATTGATAGTGGTCTCAATCGATGTCTAACGCTCGAAGCTAACATCGACCAGGCGGCAAGAGCTTTTAAGCAAGATATTGCTATGACGATCCTAGACAAGGGCGTCGCAGCTATTGTTCCGGTCGACACAACGATTGACCCAGGTAAGAGTGGGAGTTTTCAAATCAAGACGCTTCGCGTTGGTGAAGTCAAGTCTTGGATGCCAAGGCACGTGACCGTTAGCCTCTATAACGAGGCAGTCGGTATGCGTGAAGAGATCATACTAGAAAAGAAGTATGCAGCTATTGTTGAGAATCCGCTATATTCTGTAATGAATGAGCCGAACTCAACTTTGCAGCGACTGATTCGAAAGCTTAATCTTCTGGATGCGGTTGATGAACAATCTAGTTCCGGCAAACTCGACCTTATCATCCAGCTTCCATACGTGATCAAGTCTGAAGCTAGACGACAGCAGGCTGATCAACGTCGGAAGGACATCGAGTTCCAACTCAAGGGAAGTCAGTACGGCATCGCATATACTGATGGAACTGAGAAGGTTACTCAGCTCAATAGGCCTTCTGAGAACAATCTCCTAGCTCAGATCGAGTATCTGACCGCTATGTTGTATGGTCAGCTTGGTCTTACAGAAGGAGTTATGAACGGTACGGCTGATGAAGCAGCGATGCTGAATTACAACAACCGGACTGTCGAGCCTATTGTAACAGCTATCATTGAGGCTATGCGGCGGACATTCCTTACAAATACTGCTCGGTCTCAGCGGCATTCTATTATGTTCTTCCGTAATCCGTTCAAGCTTGTTCCTGTAAATGATATTGCAGAGATTGCAGACAAGTTCACCAGGAATGAAATTCTGACTTCAAATGAGATCAGACAAGTTATTGGCTTCAAGCCAAGCAGCGACAAGAAGGCAGATCTGCTAGTGAATAGCAACATGCCTCAGGTCGATGCCAAGCCGGCTCCGTCGGGGTCGGAACCACAACCAGCAAGTAAGGAAGGAGACAGCTGATATGGACGCTGACTTTAGCGGCTACGCGACAAAGGCTGGCCTCAAGTGCTCCGACGGCCGGACCATTATGCCTGAAGCTTTCAAGCATATGGATGGTATGACGGTTCCGTTGGTATGGCAGCATGGGCACAGTGAGCCAGGCAACGTCCTTGGGCACGCAGTGCTTGAGGCTCGGGAAGATGGAATTTACGCTCACGGATATTTCAACGACACTATTTCCGCACGGAACGCCAAGCAGTTGGTTCAGCACAAGGACATCACAGCGCTGTCCATCTATGCGAACCAGTTGGTTGAGCGAAGCAAGCAGGTCTTTCACGGTGTTATTCGTGAACTCAGCCTGGTCCTTTCTGGTGCGAACCCAGGGGCACTCATTGACAACGTAGCTATTGCGCATAGCGATGGCTCGACTGACGTCCTTGAGGATGAAGCTATCATCTATACTGGGCTTGAATTTCAGCACAGTGATGAGTCTGATGACGACGATGACGACGATGGTGATCTCGGGCACGCTGACGATGACACCACTGTTCGGGATATTTACGATTCTCTGTCTGAAGAGCAGAAGAATGTCGTCCATTACATGATCGGGGCTGCTCTCGAAGCGGCGACCAGTGCGAAGCAGTCCGGAATCAACGACGACGAGGGAGACCTCTCTCACCAGGAAGGAAATGAGGACATGACGAACGTCTTTGAACAGAAGGGCAAGGGTAAGGGAGGCGAGACTCACGAGCTTTCACATGAAGATGTGAAGGGTATTGTTGCTGATGCAATGAAGGGCGGCTCCCTTAAGGAAGCTGTTGAGTCCTATGCTCTTAAGCATGGCATCACGGATATTGATACTCTCTTCCCAGATGCTCAGACCATCGATGCAACGCCGGAGTGGATTTCTCGGCGGATGGAGTGGGTTGCCGGTGTCATGAATGGCACTCGCCACACCCCCTTCTCGCGCATCAAGACTCGCACCGCGGACATCACGTTCGAGGAAGCTCGTGCGAAGGGCTATGTCAAGGGCAGCCTGAAGAAGGAAGAATTCTTCGGAGTTGCACAGCGAGTTACTACGCCGACCACGATCTACAAGAAGCAGAAGCTGGATCGTGACGACATCATCGATATTACTGACTTTGATGTTGTGGCGTGGCTCAAGGGCGAGATGAGGCTCATGCTCGAGGAGGAGCTTGCGCGCGCGATCCTCATCGGTGATGGTCGTGACGTTGCTGACGAAGACAAGATCAAGGACCCGGCTGGTTCGACTGAGGGTGCCGGTATCCGTGCGATCGTCAACGATCACGAGCTCTATGTCACCACGGTGAACGTGAACCTCGGTGACACCGATTCGAGCTACAACGAGGTCGTTGAGAACATCGCGCGTTCGCGTAGGTTCTACAAGGGCTCGGGTACTCCGACGTTCTACACCACCGAAGCGGTCAAGACTGAGATGCTCTTGGTCAAGGACAACTTCGGTCGTCGTCTCTACAGCACGGAGGCTGAGCTTGCTTCGGCACTTCGTGTTAACGCTATTGTCGCAGTTGAGGTCATGGAAGGCCAGGGAGACCTGGTTGGCATCGTCGTTAACCTGAAGGACTACGCCGTTGGCGCAGACCGTGGTGGCGATATTTCGATGTTCGATGACTTTGACATCGACTACAACCAGTACAAGTACCTGATTGAGACTCGCCTGTCCGGAGCACTCACGAAGGTCAAGTCTGCTATGGTTATCCGTGAGACGGCCAGTGCTAATGTACTGACTGTCCCGACGGTGCCCACTATGGCTGATGACACGGTGACCATCCCGACTGACGCGACTGTCGATTACTTTATCGACGGCGTTTCGGCCGCAGATGCTGCCACCGAGGTTCTTACCGATGGCGAGACGGTTGTCGTTACCGCGGTTGCTGCGACCGGGTACTACTTCGCCACCGATGCCGAAGACGAGTGGAGCTTCACTTACAACGCCTGATAATCGGAGCTGCAGATGGCAAAGTTCTACGGCGAAATCGGTTACGGCGAAACGACAGAGACATCGCCAGGCGTGTGGACAGATACCATCACCGAGAAATCATATTACGGAGATGTCATCCGAATCTCACGTCAGCTCAAAGAGACTGAGGGTCTGAACAAGGATCTATCAGTCGGAAACTCTGTCAGTATCGTCGCTGACGCTTATGCCAACGAACACTTCTTTGCCATTCGCTATATTCGATGGGCGGGGACTCTGTGGACAGTATCAAATGTCGACGTGCAGAGTCCTCGCCTCATCTTAAGGTTGGGAGGTGTCTACAATGGGCCGACGAGTTGATTTTCAAACTATTCTCGAGGGCATTCTAGGCACTAGGAATGTATATTTCCAACCTCCTGCCAATGTGCAAATGCAGTATCCGTGTATTGTCTATAAGAGGGACAATGCACAGACCCGGTTCGCTGGCAACTTTCCATATCGCTATACAAAGCGGTATATGGTTACTTTTATAGGTCAGGATCCCGACAGTGAGGTCCCTGACAAACTTGCCGCATTGCCTATGGCTATATTTGATAGGCATTACGCAGCTAATAATCTAAACCACGACGTCTTTAGCATCTTCTTCTAGAAAGGAAGAGAACCATGGCACAGCTCCTTGCATGGGACTCGGTTGGCGAACGGTTGTACGAGACCGGTGTCGATCATGGAGTCCTGTACGTCCCCGATGTAACAGGTGATTACAATACCGGGTTTGTCTGGAACGGTTTGGTGTCAGTTAGTGAGTCGCCGACCGGTGCAGAGCCTAGCCCGCAGTACGCCGACAACATCAAGTACCTCAACCTTGTCTCGCTCGAGGAATTCGGCGCAACGGTCGAGGCGTTCACGTATCCGGATGAGTTTGCTCAGTTCGACGGTAGTGCTGAGCCCGAGCCAGGTGTTCTGGTTGGGCAGCAGACTCGTGGGACCTTCGGTCTTGCGTATCGTACCCAAGTTGGTAACGATGTTGCGGGTACCGATCTTGGTTACAAGCTGCACCTCATCTATGGAGCTATGGCGGCTCCGACCGAGAAGGCTTACGGAACGGTCAATGAGTCTCCCGAGGCTCTGACGTTCTCGTGGGAGCTCACCACAACGCCTGTGGCAGTTACTGGTTACAAGCCGACTGCATCGTTGGTGATTGACTCGACGAAGGTGGATGCCGCGAAGCTTGCCGCGCTTGAGGTAATCCTCTATGGCGATGACGACACAGTAGTGGTTGAGCCGCGTATGCCACTTCCCGATGAAGTGATCGCGCTGTTCGCTACTGTGTAAATCTGAAAGGAGGCCAGGGAGTGCTTACGATTGAAGTTCCAATGAAAGAAGCTTTCGACGAAAGCAAAGGAGAATTCGTTTCTTCTGAGACGTTCGTCCTTGAGCTCGAGCACTCTCTGGTCTCCCTGTCAAAATGGGAGTCGTTCTGGGAGAAACCCTTCCTGAGTAAGGATGATAAGACTTCTGAAGAAACTCTGTGGTATATAATAGCTATGACTTTGACGCCGAAAGTTCCCAGCGAGGTTTATGGGAAACTTTCTAACGACAATCTGGCGCAGGCGAACCGTTACATCAATGCTAAGATGACTGCTACCTGGTTCAGTGAGAAGCAAAACAAGATTCCAAGCAGAGAAGTCATCACAGCGGAGCTCATCTACTACTGGATGATCGCTTTGGGCATCCCATTCGAGTGCCAAACCTGGCATCTGAATCGTTTGTTGACGCTGGTACAAGTTTGCAACGTCAAGAATGCTCCTCAGAAGAAGATGGGCAAGAGAGAAGCAGCTGAACGGCAACGAGCTCTCAATGCCGAACGCAAAGCTAGACTCAACACTACTGGATGAGAGGAGGAAACATGACTCGACTTATGTGGAATGCAGCTGGAGAACGAATATTCGAAGCTGGCGTCGACCGCGGCGTTCTGTACATTGAAGGCGAAGTTGGAGTTCCTTGGAATGGATTGATTTCTGTTTCTGAATCTCCTTCCGGAGGCAAGGTAACTCCTTACTACATCGATGGTATCAAGTACTTTAATCATGTTTCACTCGAAGAGTTCGAAGCAGCCATCGAAGCATACACATACCCCGAAGAATTCGCTGAATGTGACGGCACGAAGCTTGTAAAGAATGGACTCTTTGCAACACAGCAGAGAAAGAAGTCCTTCGGTCTTGCCTATAGGACCAAGGTTGGTAACGACAACGACGGAATTGATCACGGGTACAAGCTCCACGTTGTCTACAATGCGACTGCCGAGCCAACTAATCGGTCAAACAATACGATCAGCGATTCGGTTGAACCGTTCAACTTTAACTGGTCTATATTTACAAAGCCTTCTGTGTTTACCGGCTATAAGCCTACGGCACACTTTGTGATAGATTCTCGAACGACTCCACCTACATTGCTTGGTCAGATCGAGAACATTCTCTATGGATCTGATGTTGATGGGCTTACCTCTCGTCTTCCTTCGGCGGACGAACTTCTCTATATTTTCGATTCCCACGAATCTGGTTTCATCGATGCAGGAACTCTGGTCGAGCCATATTACAACACCATTGACGCCGGGATCATTCCCGAGGCGCAAACCGATACTTTCGATGCAGGAGGCCCATAATGGCTACACGCATGTTGCAAAGGCGTGGTACGGCAGCCGAATGGGCTGCGCAGAATCCGACTCTCGTCGATGGTGAGATCGGCTTTGAGACTGACACTAAAGTTATCAAGATCGGCGATGGTGTAACGGCTTGGAACGATCTTAGTCTATCGCCAATTACTGCTGCGGGTACTGTGATGACTGGACCATTGGTTCTCATTGCGCCAACAGAGCCTAACCATGCTGCTCGGGTGGCTGATCTTAGTGGGTATCTGCTTAAGTCCGGCGGTACGATGACCGGTGCATTGACTATTGTCGCCCCATCACTAGCTGACCATGCGGCTCGTTTAGCTGATATTCCAACTAATTTTGTACCAGACACCCGGCTTGTTAGTACGGGTGGTGGGTTGCAAGGTGGCGGATCATTAGCTGCAGATAGAACACTAAGCGTGAATGCTGACGTTGTACAGAGGTATGATACAGGATCACCTAACAAGATTCGAAAGCTTACACAAGCTACCTATGATGGCATTGCCACCCCAGATGCTTCTACTCTCTATGTAATTGTGGGGTGATTAAATATGTCTTATAACGTCTATAGTGTTTCTGCAGATCAAACCGTTAAGAAGCTAGACCAAAACTTAAATGAAATTTGGTCTTTTTCTACTAACCCGTATGTTCCTCAGGATATAGCAGTAGACCCCGATGGCAATACATATGTAGTTGTTAGTAGTAATCGCTTTTTTAAAATTTCTCCGTCTGGAATAGAACTTCTCAACGTTTCCCCCATAGATTCTGCAATATATGGAATTGCTGTGGGAAACGATGGATATATTTATATTGGTGGGAACGACTCGAGAGTTCGTAAGTTAAACTCTTCTGGCGCTCAGATTTGGACAAATATATTTTCAAATCGAATAGAGGGTGTCTCTGTAGATGCTGAAGGCAATGTTTATGCGGCGTCCCAAGACGGAAACATAAGAAAAATTTCCCCTGGTGGAGCTACGCTGTGGAACTTTTACAAAAACGTATGGTACGCTGTTGAAGTAGATACTTTGGGCAATGTTTATGGGGCATGCTTCGACACAAACGTTTACAAAATTTCTCCAACGGGTTCCCAAGTATGGTCGTTTACCGGGCATACCGGTTATGTTCTTGATGTTCATGTCGATGTAAATGGATTTGTTTATAGTGCAGGACGTGATGGGACCGTTCGTAAAATTTCTCCAACGGGTTCCCAAGTATGGTCGTTTACCGGGCATACCTCAGGCTATACTTATGATGTAGTCACTGGCCCCGATGGTTCTTCGTTTTCCGGAGGACAAGATAACAAGGTTCGTAAGATTGCATCTACGGGTGGGGAACAAGCGGTCTTTAACGACCACGGTCACTATGTTTACGCTATTGCTTCGGACCCAGGACTTGCAGCAGCATTCCCTCCCACTTTCCCCCCAGCGTACGTCGGTTCAGACCCTGTAGTTGCGATGTTTATAGGTTCGACGCCTGTTGACGATCTAAAGATTGGATGAAACATGCCCATGGTATTTACTGAATCCCCCACTTCCGATAAAATTGTTTTGATTCACAACTTTCCTGATCAACTAACTCAAACAGAACGCGACGCCGGTTACGAGGTTACAGCAGCAGATGTTGAGCCTCCCACTACTACCGAAGATGAGCGTGCTCTGCCATATTTCCGTAATGGCGCAGTTGTGTGGGAGGTTGAAACCATTCCAGATCCGATCAGAGATCGATTTACAGCACTAGAAACAGCAGTCCAAGGGATCAAGAACCGTACTGCTGCGGTAGTAACTACAGCAAATTCAGATGCTACTGCAGTGAGGGACGCGATCGTAGGGCCGCCTGTCTAGCTATATTTGAAAGGAGCCAGAATGTTCAAGCATCGAGGCTCCTTCGACAAGCTGGAGTCATTCTTAGAATCCATGCAGAATCTCGATATTCGTAAAACAGTCGAACTCTATGCTCAAGAGGGCGTCTCTGCCCTGTCTTCAGCTACTCCAGTGGAGTCAGGGCTTGCCGCTAGTTCTTGGGACTATGAAGTTGACTATGGTAAGGACAAAGTCACAATTGCATGGACTAACGACGATGTCGAGAGCGGCTTCCCCGTTGTGATCATGCTTCAGTATGGGTATGCGACCGGAACGGGTGGCTATGTCCAAGGAAGAGACTACATCAATCCAGCAATCCAACCTATATTTGACCGAATCGCCGATGAAGTATGGAGGGTGGTGACATCAGCATGAGTAGTATCGATCGTCGCGTAGTTGAGATGGAATTCGACAACAAACAATTCGAAAACGGCGTTAAAGATACCCTAGCTTCATTGGAAGCATTGAAGCAAGGACTCAAGCTGGAAGGCGCCACCAAGGGTCTCCAAGATATTAATGCTGCTGGGCAGGGTGTCGACTTGAGCGGTATCGCTTCTGGGGTTGAGAATATCTCAAGCAAGTTCTCTGCCCTGGGTGTAATCGGTTTCACAGTAATTCAGAACCTTACTACATCGGCAATGGACTATGCTAGAAAGATATCTGGTCTTGTTCTTGATCCTTTGGTCGCTGGTGGTAGACGTCGTGCCGAGAACATCGAGCAGGCCAAGTTCCAGTTCAGAGGTCTTGGCGTAGATGTTGAAAAGGCAATGGCCGACGCTCTGTATGGTGTTAAGGACACCGCATACGGTCTAGATGCAGCTGCCAAAGCTGCTTCACAGCTTAGTGCTAGCCAGGTAACACTTGGCGAAGACATGCAAGCTGCACTTCGAGGCATCTCGGGTGTAGCAGCTATGACCAATAGCTCTTATGAGGATACTGCACAGGTATTCACAAGAGTTGCTGGTCAGGGTCGTTTGATGGGTAACGACCTTAATAGTTTGGCATCTCGAGGTCTTAACGCAGCAGCAACGTTGGCTGATGCTTTCGGTGTTACTGAGGCCGAGATCCGAGAGATGGTTACGAAGGGTGAGATCTCCTTCGACATGTTCTCGAAGGCAATGAATGATGCCTTCGGTGAAAACGCTACCAAGGCTAACGAGACATACGCGGGTTCTCTTTCGAACCTTCGTGCGGCTCTAGGGCGAATTGGTGCTGGGTTCTTCACTCCATTCCTGGAACAACAGCGTGACTTGTTCAACGCGTTGACTCCAGCAGTAGATGCAGTTGGCGAAGCACTTAAGCCAGTCATCGACATGATGCTTCGGGTCAGTGGAGCAAGAAACCAAGGTATTGCTAACTTCATCGGTGGACTTCAACTTGATAAGTTGCCGTTGTTGATCAACCCAGTTCTGAGAATCATCGAAAATCTCTACACTGGATTGATCTCGGTCCTCGGCCCACTTCGTGATGCCTTCCAACAGATCTTCCCACCGGCAAGTCTCATGGAAATCCGCCTGATCCTTATGGCGATTGAAGACTTCACTAGAACACTCAAAATGGGAGCTGAGGGTGGAGAAAACCTCCGGAGGACTTTTGCTGGAGTGTTTGCAATCTTCAGTATAGGCTGGAGTATTCTTAAGGAAGTTGCTAAATTCTTCTTTGACATCTTCGGTATAGTCGCAGAAGGCTCCGGGGGATTCCTGGAAGTAACTGCCAACATCGGGGACTTTCTTGTAGCGCTTGACCTAGCGATTAAGAATGGCGAAGGACTTACAAACTTCTTCGCAGGCCTTCGGGATGTGCTTGAAGGACCTATTCGTTTTATCAAGAATCTCGCAAGTGCTCTACTTAGTCTATTCGACTTCGATCCGCCATCTGCTGGGGTACTCACCGACGCGTTCGAACCAATGGGACGTCTTGGAGAGATTCTTCTCAACATCTGGGATCGGGTCATTGCCTCTTGGAAGAGAGTCGGTGAAACATTTAAGCCGGTTAAGGACTTCCTTGTAGGTATATTTGGTGACACTATCGACAGCATCATGGGTGCTTTCTCAGATCTTGATTTCGATCAGATCATAGACATCCTTAACACGGGGTTGCTTGGCAGTCTTCTGGTTGTCTTTAGAACTATCTCTAGAGACCTAGGTTCGGGGATGGGTAGTGCGATCCACCAGCTCACTTCCCCGTTCGCAAGACTGACTTGGACATTGCAGACGATGCAGACCACGCTTCGTGCAATGACCCTTATGCAAATCGCTATTGCTGTCGGTATTCTAGCAGCTTCAGTTGTTGCATTGTCGAAGGTTGATGGCCCAGGGCTTGCCAAGGCACTTGGTGCCATCTCCGTGATGATGACCCAACTGGTTCTAATGGTCAAGGGTCTTAGCCTTATCGGCGGCACTTCAGGTCTTATAGGTGTCGGTGCTGGTTTGATCCTGCTTGCTGTTGCTCTTAGGATCCTAACCTCGTCCGTAAAGGCTCTTGCTGAGCTTGATATGGAAGGGTTGACTAAGGGTCTCAGTGGTGTTGTGATTCTAATCGGCGCTTTGATCCTCGCGGTTCAGGGCATGTCTGGGCAATCTGTAGACATGATCAAGGCTGGGGCGGGTCTCCTGCTTCTTGCCTTCGGTATCAAGGTTCTAGCATCCGCTGTAACAGATCTTTCTGGTCTTAGCTGGGAAGAGATGGCTAAGGGACTTGTGGGTGTTGGTACACTGCTTGGGGCACTAGCTATATTTACCAGGCTCGTCGATGCGAACAAGGGTGGTCTAGCTCAGGGAGCTGGATTGCTACTGCTTGCCGCTGGTGTCTGGGTTCTAGCAGATGCGGTGTCTACATTCGCAGAACTTAGTTGGGAAGAGATCGCTAAGGGTCTTACTGCTGTCGTCGCTATCCTGGCAGCATTCGCTATATTCTCAAGAACTGTTGGCGATCCTAAGTCTCTCATGGCTTCTGGTGCTGCCTTGGTTCTTGTTGGTATAGCGATGAAAATCCTTGCTAGCGCAATGGGCGATTTCGCTCAGTATAGTTGGGAAGAGATCGCTAAGGGTCTTGTCTCTATGGCAGTGGCTCTGGCAGCTATTTCGATTGCTATCAACACGATGCCTGCAACATCCGTGGGAGCCGCAGCGTCTATTGCGATTGTCGCAGGTTCCCTTATTCTAATCGCCAACGCTATGGAGCAGGTTGGTGACATGAGTTGGAGTGAGCTAGCAGGCGCCGTTATGGGTCTGGGGGCTATGCTAGGCCTAATTGTCATCGCCATGAATGCTATGACAACGGCTCTCCCAGGTGCTGCTGCGACGTTGGTAGTTGCTGCCGCGCTTGCGATTCTTGCACCAGTTCTTCTTAAGTTTGCTGACATGTCTATGGGTGAAATGGCTAGGGGTCTAGGGATGCTAGCCGCTGTCTTCATCGTCCTTGGTGTTGCAGGGCTTGTACTAGCTCCAGTTGTGCCGGTTCTCATTGGACTGGGTATTGCTGTGGGTCTCCTTGGTATCGGTCTGATGGCGGCAGGAGCTGGTATATTCTTGTTCGCAGCTGGTCTTACGGCTTTGGCAGCCGCAGCCGCAGCAGGAAGCGCTGCTCTCGTAGCGATGCTATCTGCAATTATCAGCCTATTCCCAATGCTTGCTGAACAGCTTGGTCTTGCTCTGATCGTCTTCATCGAGGTCGTAGCAACTGCTGGTCCAGCTATGTTGGAGGCTATGACTGCGATTCTTCAGGCAGTGATTGGTGCTATCGAAGACAACTCCCCCGATATTATCAACATGATTGGGGACATGGCGCTTGATCTGGTTGAGAAGCTTAGGGATATTATCCCGCCGATGGTAGAGGCTGCTCTAGATCTTATGATCGGCATTCTCGAGGCTATGAACGAGAAGGTGCCGGTAATCGTTGGTTTGATGATTAAACTGATGATTGCGATATTGGAAGAGATCACTAAGCGCATTCCTGAAATGGCTGCTGCATCTACAGCTCTATTGGTAGCGTTCCTTAATAGTGTTGCGGACAATCTTGGTGATGTGATTACGGCTGGTGCCGATATTATCATCGCTCTGATCGAGGGCATCTCTGACAACATGGTACGTATCGTTGAGGCGGGCATCGAAGCTATTATCAGCTTCATTAACGGTGTTGCTGAAGCCATCAGAGACAACACAGACGCACTTAACGCCGCCGGTGGTAACTTGGCATCGGCGATTATTAGTGGGCTTACAGGAGGTCTCACAGGCGCAGTAAGTAGGGTTGCGAGCGCTGCTCGCGGTCTTGCTAGTAGTGCTATCGAGGCAGCCAAGGGTATATTTAAATCTAACTCGCCATCGCTAGTGTTTATGCGTATTGGTGACGATGTTGGTAGTGGTCTAGTAATCGGTATTGACAACACAGCCGATATTGTTAAGAAGTCGGCTGAGAGCTTGGGTAAGGGTGCTGTTGACGCGATGAGAGAATCTATCGCAGGCCTTTCAGAAGCACTAGCTGTTGATACAGACATGAACCCAACTATCACTCCAGTGTTGGATCTGTCCGAGTTCCGTAAGGACGCAGCGTCACTAAATGCCGCTATCCCGGAGCCCCATATTTCAGTTGATCTAGCGTACTCGCAGGCTAAGAACGCTTCGACTGGGTATCAGGCAAATGTGGATACGCCAAACACAACGTCTACGGAGGACGATATTTATTCTCCGGCGGGAATTACGTACAACCAATACAACACCTCGCCTAAGGCTCTGTCTTCGGCAGAGATCTACCGTCAAACGAAGAACCAACTATCTGTAACGAAGGGAGCTCTGACGCCTAATGCTGCTGAAAGCGCTTGAAGTAACAAATAGTCGGGGTTCTGTTCTGAACCTCCCGCTGGAAGACGCAAGTGAGGGGTTCATCGTTAAGGATATTTTGAATCTAGGCCCAGTGAAGGCTACGCTATCGTCTTCTAGCTTCGCGAACTTGGATGGTGCACAATACCACTCAAGTCGACGTGAGGCTAGGAACATCATAGTCAAGCTGGGCCTAGACCCGGATTACGGTGTGTCATCTGTGTACGATCTTAGGACACAGCTATACAACTTCTTCATGCCTAAGACACAAGCGAAGTTGACATTCACTTTGTTTGACAAGTTCTCACTTAGTGTTCTTGGCCAGGTGTTTGAACTGGAGATCTATGGCCGCATCGAGTCGTTCGAACCAGACATATTCTCGAATGAACCAACCGTCGACCTCTCACTAATGTGCTTTAATCCGGATTTCATCGACCCGGACGAAGCTATATTTGAGGGGTCTACTGTTGCGGACTTAACTGAAGCGGTTCTCACATATGATGGTACTGTAGAGACTGGAGCGTTGTTCACTATCCTCCCAGATAGGGCTATGCCCGATGTTACCATCTATCATCGACCACCAGACGACACACTTCGTACGATATATTTCACGTACGATCTGATTGCTGGAGACAAGCTTGAGATCAGTAGTGTCATAGGGGATAAGTACGTGACATTGACGAGAGCCGGTGTTGAGGCATCTCAGCTATATTCTCTGTCACCTCAGTCCAGTTGGTTGGAACTTATGCCTGGCGACAATAATCTACGCGTATACTCTGATGGGGCAGCAGTACCTTACACCCTTGAGTATACCAACAAGTATGGAGGGCTGTGATGGAGATCTATATTTTAGACACTCAACTCCGTCGCAACCATGTGGTTGACAAGTTCGAGTCAATGATTTGGACTGAAAGATGGCAATCGATTGGAGATTTTGAGCTGAGCCTGAAATCTACGCTCGAAAACAGAACCCTATTCATCATTGGGACTCATCTAGCCATTAACAATTCGTACCGAGTCATGACTATTGAAACTGTAGAAGATTCCGTAGATGAGGACGGTAAGGGTTTGCTCCATATTTCAGGACGGTCTCTCGAGGCTATTCTGGAAGATCGAGTCAGTCGTCATGCTATGACGGACACACTTATCGAACCCAACTGGGTGTTCAGCGGAACACCAGGCGACATCATTCGTGAGAAGTTTGATGAGATCTGCCGTCCTCCAGGGGTTCTATCCGCTGATGATGAGATCCCTTTCATCATGCCAGGGTCTATATTTCCAGCATCTAACATTCCGGAGTATGCAAGTTCGATCGATTGGGTACAGGAGCCGGATTCTCTGTACAATGCTATCCATGAGGTTGCCAAGATCTATGATCTAGGGTTCAGACTCGTTCGTAACTTTGATGAATCTGAGCTATATTTTGATGTCTATACAGGGAACGACCGAACCACTAAACAGTCCGTCCTAGACCCTGTGGTCTTCTCTGTGGACCTTAACAACATCCAGAATACTACTGAGTTCATGAGTGTTAGTAAGTCTAAGAACGTCGCGTATGTCTTCTCAGACCTTGGCTACGAGGTTGTCTTTGCAGAGGGTGTGGACCCAACAATTTCTGGGTTTGAACGACGTGTTCTCGTGGTCACTACTACATCTGAGACTGGGTCTCCTGCCGAGATTACAGCAGGGCTTGTCCGCGCTGGCATGGAAGCTTTGCAGCAGAACCGTAAAAACCGGCTGTTTGATGGTGAAGTGAATCAGCGGGACACATACACCTATGGCGTAGATTACGATCTTGGTGATCTGGTTGAGATGCGTAATCGGGATGGTGTGATTACTTACAAGCGCATCACTGAGCAGATATTTGTATCCGATACCAATGGCGAGCGATCTTACCCAACGTTGGCTATGGACATGTACGATGACTATTTGACATCGTTGAGTTACGTTAATAGCGACACAGTTTGGGCTGACATGACCACTGAAGTTTGGGCTGATCTGTGATCACTAAAGGAGATATTTAATGGCTATCGGTGACACTGCCCAGGCGGCAGGCTTTCCTATTGTCCCTGAAACGGGAGAAGAAGGTAGGCTACGGTGGGCGGCTAGAGAACAAAACCGGACACGTGACTTTGTAGCCCTAGTGAAGAATCTCATTCCAGTCGGAAAGCCTGCGTATCGGACTGCAGCTGGGATCTCATCGGGCACTAGTGACCCAACTGGAGGTGTTGACGGCGATATTTACTACAAGATCGTTGGCGGAACGACGATTGCTACGTACGTAAAGTACGGTGGCAACTGGATTGGAGGGTAGTGAATGGTTGAACCAAATCCTGACCCCACTATCCTTACTCTTGATGCGTTGCGACGTGAGATCGCTATGTTGGGAGAACATGTTGATACCAAGCTTGAGGCCTCCGAACTTGTAGTAAAAGAGAAGGTTCGTAGACTGGATAGTCTACTTGATAACGCCGATGAGCTTCGTAGAGAACAGAAGACGGACACTAACAAGGCTGTAGAAGCAGCATTGAGTGCTCAGAAGGAGTCTTCAAGTAAGATGGAGAAGTCTATATCTGATCGGATTGCTTCTCTGAATTCAAATTTCAGTACAGAAACAAACGGTATCCACAATAGTATCTCGGACTTGAAAGACCGTCTGACGATCCTGGAAGCAGTCAAGCAGGGTGCTACTGAGCAGAGGTATGAGAGAAGGCAGAGTGTCTCTAGCCTATACGCTACGATCAGTATCATCGTTACTGTCGTTCTGGCAGCGATGACAATCATAGCATTTACAGGGTAATGCTATATTTATAGAGAAGGGCTTCAAATGTCGAACTCACCAAAGGTATTGATCAAGAACAACACAGTTTATGACGTTCTGAAGTATGTTGCTCTGATCGTGCTTCCGGCGTTGGCCACGCTATATTTTGCACTGTCACAGATCTGGGGGCTTCCCTACGGTTCTGAGATTGTAGGGACGATCACAGCATTCGATACTTTTCTAGGCTTCGTTCTAAAGATTAGTACCACAGCGTACGACAAGAGTGATAGCAAGTTCGACGGAACTATCGATGTTATTGAGGACGATGACAAGAAGCTTTTCAGTTTAAATGTGGATGGAGATCCCTACAAGTTGGAAGATCGCTCCGAACTCAGGTTCAAGGTGAATACAGTGAAGAATAACTACTAAATTGTCGGGTCGCAGCATACACATGCCCTATAGTGAGACCCTACAAAGGAGAAGTATGTTCACCCTGAACCCACCTGTAGAAGAATCAGAGCTCGACAAAGCTATTAACGAAGTGATTCGTGAAATGGCCATGCGAAGCAGTGATTCTGAAGAGTATGCCAAGATGGTAGACCAGCTAACGAAGCTATATTCGCTGAAGGAGATTGATTCCAAGAAGCGAGTTAGCCCAGATACGCTGGCCATCGTCATAGGCAACCTCGCCGGAATCATCTTGGTCGTAGGCCACGAACGAGCACACGTTGTGACTTCGAAAGCTCTGAACTTCATCATGAAGTTGAGATGAACCACAATCCCTAACAGGTTCGAAGACTAAGGGCCCCTAACACGGGCTCTTAGTTTTCGCCTGTTAGACAAGGGTTATATTTTTTGGAATCCCAAAAATCCCCGGCGGGAAATTTTAGAAAAAACAAAGTAGTTATCAATTCGTATCGCGGGAATTACATGGGGTATAATGAGACCCCTACTATATTGGAGAAACCAAATGAAGAAGCTGACAAGCGTCGTCTTCACCGCACTTTGGCTGTACGTGCTTATGCACGCTGTAGCCGGACTAGTGTTGATGACCCACGACGCATTCGCCGCTTTCCTCGACTGGAAGAACCGTAAGTAACACCTCAAAGCCTAAGGCCCCTAACACGGGCTTTAGGTTTTCGTCGCAGGAATTACATGCCGTATAGTGAGAAGATAACCGAACCAGCTATTCGATAAAGTGATAGCGGTGTCCTAAACTAGGGCAGCTGATCTGGAAGACAGCTAAAAGACGGAATCTTCTTATATATTTTTTCGTCGCAGGAATTACATGGGGTATAGTGAGACCCCTACCCCTCAAAGGAGACGCAATGGAAACCATCGTCATCGAAGAGAGCCGTACCCTCCGTGTCAAGAATTTCGTCAACCGCCACAAGGTTGCCATCACAGTTGTCGCCACCAGCACCGTCTGGTACGCGCTCAACCGTATGGCCCTGAAGCAGCACGACGAGTTCCTGAAGGAGAACGACCTCTACGACGAGTTCTATCTGCCCACCGACGAAGAAATGGGAATCTAAACCAAAGCCTAAGGCCCCTAACACGGGCTTTAGGTTTTCCTAAAAACAAAAGGTGTCATAATGACTATCAAAGAACACTTCGAAGAACACAAGACTATCTATATTCTAGGCACCACGATCGTCATCGCAGGTTTCACATACCTTATAGTGAGAGAGTGTCACGCAGCCTTGCTTCGCGGGGCTGATGGACTGGAGACTACTAATGCTTCGGTTACCGTGCACCCTCTTTCTTTTTTCTTGCAAGTACCCTATAGGAAGGATGCACCATGACCACCAAGGCATTCGAACTCGCTGAAGGTTGGCCCCACAAGCACCTGAACGAATTCCCTGACGAAGTCCACATTTCTCCGCGAACCGCATATTTCACGCGAGACGGAAAAGTGATGGCGCTTCGAGTCGAAGACATGGACGCCGAAAAGGTCCACGACGCCAACGAGCAGTTGGTTGAGGAAGGCTTCAAGCCCGAGGAGATCTTCCGCGTCCTGGATCTCGGTTAGACATCGCAAGAATCACACGCCCTATGGTGAGAAGAGATCGCTTATGCGATTCCGAGACACGAATGTGTAGGTGAAAACCCTACCCGGAGTGGTAGCCATAAAAGATAAGGCTACTTAATGAACAGTTTTCGTTGGACTGTTACCTCTTCTCGTTCTATATTTTTTCTCCCTATCCGAAAGGACAAAGTGATGCACGAGAAAATTGAGAAGGCCAAGCAACATCTCAAGGACCACAAGACAATCTATATCGTGGGCGGAGTCGCAGTTTTTACATGCCTTATAGTGAGAAGGGGATGTTACGCAACCTTGTCTAACTCGGTTGATAGTTCCGGCTCCCCGCCGGTTTCCGTACATCCCTTTTCTATTTTTTCTAAGTCGGGTGACATCATTACGACGGTTCACAACGGGCATAGAGGACACCCAGGGTTCCGTACAAGGAATCTCGAAACTGGGGCCATGTTTAACACTCAAGCAGATGCGGCTTCAGCATTTGGTGTTTCAGAACGAAACCTCTCACAACATTTAAACGGTAAGTACTCGAATGCAGAAGGTTTTCACTTTGAACGACTTGCCGCCTAACAGTCGCAGTTTTTACACGCCCTATAGTGAGAGACCACCTCTTGGAACAGCCATTGGGCAGTTCTGCAGGCCCGCCATTAGGTAGACCTGCTAAGCCCGCCGTTAGGTAGACTTACAACGTGGTCTCTCTTTAACAACGTATCGACCGTGGAATTTCCGTGGTCGCCGATCGTGGAATTTCCGTGATCGCCGATAGGAGCGTTGTTATATTTCTGCCTAATCCAAAAGGACGGACATGCACTATCACCCGCACAGGCACTATGGAGTAGGAAAACTGTTCCTAGACTTTTTGCTTGTCTTCCTTACACAAGGAATCTGGCTAGTCTGGATCGTCATCCGATATTTCCGATCAAACACCAATGTAGAAGGATACTACCATGAACATCGGTAATCTCCTGAGGCGCTTCGAGAAACTGACTATCGACAACTCCCCAACGATCCTTACTGCTCTGGGAGTCGTGGGCACGTTGTCTACCGCATATTTGACAGGGAAGGCTTCTGTCAAAGCAGTGTTGCTTCTACAGGAAGAATACGAGCGTGTCAACCAAGATGATCAAGAGCTTCTTCCCACGAACAAAGAGGTCGTACAGCTTGTCTGGAAGCTATATTTGCCAGCAGTAGGTACTGGAGCAGTGACTATTGCTGCTATCGTTTTCGCCAATCGAGTCAGTAGCCGGCGTGCAGCAGGCATGGCAGCAGCATATTCTATCTCTGAGAAGGCTTTCTCTGAGTACAAGGATAAGGTTGTTCAAAGGGTTGGTGAAAAGAAAGAGCAGGGGTATCGGGACGAGCTAGCCCAAGAACGTGTTGGTAAAAACCCACCCAACGATTCCTCTGTCATCATCACTGATAACGGCGAAGTTCTCTGTTATGACCACTTCACGGGTCGATATTTCAAGAGTAGCATGGAATCGATCCGACAGGCTGAGAACGAGATCAATCGCATTATCTTGAATCAGGGCTACGCTAGTGTTAGTGATCTGTATGAACTGCTAGGACTTCCGGTCACATCATTCTCTGATGAAGTTGGGTGGAACAGCGATCGTATGCTTAAAATCCAATTCTCAACAGTGATGTCGACCGACAACCGTCCGTGTCTCGCAATAGACTTTGATCTCCACCCAAACAGGAAATTCTCTCACTTCGCCGAAGGCTAACCAAGAAGGGAAATTTGATGCTTAAGAAGACCATTACATACCCAGATCTCGATGGGAACTCGATCACTGAGGACTTCTACTTCAACCTCAGTAAGGCTGAGATTGCTGAAATGGAGCTCAGTCATGCTGGTGGGTTCTCGGGATATTTGAAGACTATGATCGAAACGCAGGATGGTGCCCAGATCATCGCTACGTTCAAGAACATCCTACTTTCTGCTATCGGTCGACGGTCGGAAGATGGTAAGCGGTTCGTCAAGTCTCAAGAGATTCGTGACGAGTTCGTTCAGACAGAGGCATATTCCCAGCTGTTCATGGAATTGGTGACTGATGGGACGGCGGCCGCGCAGTTCGTAGAGTCGATTGTGCCCAGCGACTTGCGAGAAGCGATCGCTAAGGGAGAGAACGCCCTCGACTTGCCGACGGCTAAGGACGAGCCGGAGAAGCCGGCGTGGATGATTGAAGATCGTGACCCAACACAGGCTGAGTTTGCAGCTATGTCTAAGGAAGAGATGCAGGAAGCGTTTCAGCGTAAGACGAATCGCAAGTAACACACGCCCTATAGTGAGAGACCCCTCTACTACAAAGGATATTCTAATGGATGACAAGATCAAGCTCGCCAAGGGCTTCACCAAGTTCGTCGTCGGAACCAGTGTCGGTTCTGTCGTAGTCAAGGCCGTCAAGAGCAATGTGACACCAGCCAACACACTTCAAGGAGTGCAGTTGATTGTTGGAGCATACGCGATTGGCGGCATGGTTAGCGACAGAGCTGTCGACTGGGCCGGACCGAAGTTCGATGAAGCACTTGAGACCCTGCAAAAGATCAAGTCCAGCCTGAAGGATCAAGCCGACGCGTAGACCCCCTCAAAGACTGAGAGCCCCACATGGGCTTTCAGTTTTTCTTTCGGATCGAGGACTATTATGGTAAGCGAATTTCCAAGCAATAGCCATCGAAGTAAAGAGGTCGGCGCAAAAGAACCCGTCGAGCCGAAGAAGCAAGAAGACAAGAAGAAGATTGACAAGGTTGTCCAAAGTGATGTTGTTAGACGAAAGAAGCCTCTTGGCAAGCGTTTCAAGGAGATCTTTGTTGGTGGTGACGCACGGGGTGTTTGGGCATTCGTAGCTCTTGACGTGATGGTCCCCGCTGCTAAAGATATGTTCGCAGATGCAGTTAGCCAGGGTGTAGAGCGAATGATATATGGAGAAGCTCGCTCTACAGGTCGGCGTACGGGTCGTAAACCGAATGAACCGTACATCAGTTACAACCGATATTCTAGCAATGGCCCTGGTCGGCGACGTCCAGGACACTCTGAGGAACGACCACGAGAAGTGATGAGTCGTAGAGCGAGAGCCACACACGACTTTGATGAGATTATTCTAGCCACTCGAGTTGAAGCAGATGAGGTTCTTGATCGTCTGTACGATCTCGTATCGAAGTATGAGTCAGCCACAGTTGCAGATCTGTATGATCTGGTTGGTGTCTCTGGCAGTTACACAGACGACAAGTGGGGTTGGGTTGACCTTCGTGGTGCAGGTATAGCTCGTGTTCGAAACGGATATTTGCTAGATTTGCCAAAGCCTGAGCCTCTAGATTAAGGAGTCTATATATGCCTAGCGATGAGCAAATGCGGGAAGCGATTAAGCATGCCTATTCGCATCCAAACTGGGGCGAAAAGGTCGATGACATGCCGGCTAAGCAAGTCGCAGCCATATATTTTCGACTCCTAGACCAGAAGAAGATTTAAGGAGAAACTATGAACCTGGTAAAGATTAAGAACGTCGTGACCTCAAAGGTCGGACGGCAAATTCTAATGGGAAAGAAGAACTCGCCAACTATTCTCTTCGCTGGAGGTGTAGTTGGCGTAGTTGCTACTACAGTTCTCGCTTGCAAGGCTACTCTGAAGCTTGAGGATGTTCTTGACGAAGCTGAGACAGACCGCAAGAGAGCCAATGAACTTAAGCACAAGAGCTATTCCGAAGAAGATCGTCTGAACGATCACCGCATCATCACCTTTCGTACGGCCGGAAAGGTTACTAAGCTTTACGCTCCGGCTATCGCAGTTGGTATTGTTTCAATTGCAGCTCTCACTGGTTCGCATGTTGTTCTCTCTCGTCGAAACGCCGCTGTCATGGCGGCATATTCTGCGCTGGACAAGGGTTTCAATGAGTACCGGGCTCGGGTACGGAATGAGCTAGGTGAAGAGAAGGATCTTGAGTTTCGTCACGGGACTCAGACCATCACTGAAACCATCGAGACAGATGAAGGATCCAAGAAGGTCGAACGTAAAGTTGCCTCCGGGGATATTCCCTCCATCTATGCTAAGTTCTTTGATGACGGATCTACTTCTTGGTCACGAGAGCCTGAGTATAACCGAGTCTTTCTAAGTTGTCAGCAGAATTACGCGAACGATCTTCTGCGTGCTCGAGGGCATGTGTTCCTCAACGAAGTGTATGACAGGCTCGGTCTTCCCAGAACCAAGGCAGGCGCAGTTGTTGGGTGGGTTATGAGTAAAGACGGCGACAATTACGTTGACTTCGGGATATTTAACCAGGATCGTCAGCGTACTCGCATGTTTGTTAATGGCGAGGAAGGTTCGATTCTTCTGGACTTCAATGTTGATGGCGTGATCTACGACTTGTTGGAGGATTAATCGTGAGTGAAACTGCGAATCTTCTCAGCGAGACACTAGACATCGCTGAAGAGACCATGGATATTCTGGAACACCAAACAGACCAAATGACTAACGGTCATCCAGTGATTGTCTACGGACTTGTCGGGGCGATCATTGGCGGTACTGTTGGATATTTGGTTACCAAGCGGTTCATGAAGGCTAAGTACGAGCAAATTGTCGAAGAAGAAATTGCCAACGCTAAGGAGTTTTATCGTGCGCTCAACAAGAAGGAAGATTTCAGAACTCCGGCTAAAGCTGCAGAAAAGCTTCACCCAGATTCGCTTGTGGTTGTCACCGAAGCCGCCGACGCGATCCGATCGTATCAAGGCGAAGATGGAGACGATGAAGATGACTACGAAGAAGAAGTTGAAGAGGTAGGTGAAGTCGAAGTCTTTCTGGAGGATCACCCAGAAGATGATGACTGGGACATCGAGGAGGAAATGAAAACTAGAACGCCAGACGCGCCCTATATTATCAGTTCAGAAGAGTTCATGCTGAACGAACCTGAGAACAGCCAGACAACACTCACCTATTACCTAGGTGATGGGACTCTTGCCGATGAACGAGAGCAGGAGATTCCCTTTGTTGAACCCGTGGTTGGTGAAGAGAACCTCTATCACTTCGGCCGCGGTTCTGGTGATGACAATCTGGTCTATATTCGAAACGAACGACTTGGAGCAGATTATGAGGTAGTTAAGAGCGACGGTAAGTACGCTTATGAGGTCCTCGGGTTTCAGCACTCTGACGGAGGTGCTAGAGGTCGCATACAGGAGAATGAACCACGTAGGCGCCGAGGTGAGTTTGAGTGAGTGCTCACCTCGATGAGCGATATTTTGACTGGCTGTATAGCCAAGTCTGCTCAGTCGAGACGCAACGTCCGTCAAAGTCGTATAGGAACCTTCTGGATATTCTCTACACCAAAGAGTTTGTCTGGTTGGTTCCTAACGACGACAATAGAGTAGAAGATGGTAAGGACCTCAGATACGAATTCTTTGAAAGCGAAGGTATTACGATCAAGACGCGAGACACTCATTGGCTAAGCCTAGGGTGTTCTATGCTTGAGATGTTGGTTGCCCTATCACGAAGGATCTCGTTCGAAGCAGGTGATGAGCCAAGAGTATGGTTTTGGCACATGCTTACGAACATAGAGCTAGACCATCTCAACGATCGTAAACGCATTTCAAATGAAGACGTCGAAGGGGTTCTCGACCGAGTGATTTGGCGTACTTACAATTACAATGGTGGGGGTGGGTTGTTCCCATTGCGCTATCCAGAGGAAGATCAACGTAAGGTCGAGCTATGGTACCAGATTAGTTCCTATATTTTCGAGCACAATTTGGTATGAAAGGAGGTTAAATGGATTTCTTTCAGATCGGTACTAAAGAATCTAGAGGAGGAGTAATCGAAGTCTTTCCAGACTTTACAGTTGGCCGATCGAAAGATCTCATGGTTCGTGGACGATCCTTTTATGCTATCTGGGATGAGGAACTAGGTTTGTGGTCTACAGACGAGTACGATGTGCAGCGTATTGTAGATCAGGAGCTCCAAGACTTTGCCGAGAAGCTGAAGAAAGACGGCCATAGCTGTACTGTGAAGTACCTTCGATCGTACGGCAGCAATAGCTGGAATCAATTCCGTAGCTTTGTCAATAACATCAGCGATAATAGTGTCCAGCTTGATCAGAAGCTTACCTTCAGTAACACAAAGGTGTCTAAGGACGACTATGTGAGCCGAAGGTTACCGTATGCTTTAGTTTCTGGCGATCATGACGCCTGGGACGAGCTTGTAGGGACGCTATATTCTGCTGAGGAGAGGGCGAAGATCGAATGGGCGATCGGGAGTGTAGTAGCTGGCGACTCAAAGACTATTCAGAAATTCATGGTGTTCTACGGCCCGGCGGGTTCTGGGAAGTCCACCATGCTGAATGTTGTACAGAAACTCTTTCCTGGATACACGACGACGTTCGAAGCAAAAGCCTTGGGAAATCAGAATGCATCTTTTGCTACCGAAGTCTTCAAGAACAACCCCCTAGTCGCGATTCAACATGATGGTGACTTGTCCAAAATCGACGACAACACAAAGTTGAACTCGATCGTCTCGCACGAAGAGATGACGATGAACGAGAAGTACAAGCCCAGCTATACAGCTAGGGTTAATGCTTTCTTGTTCATGGGGACAAACCAACCAGTCAGAATCACCGATGCTAAATCGGGCATCATTCGCCGTTTGATCGATATTCACCCAACCGGTGTTAAAATTCCGATCAATCACTACCTAACCCTTATATCTCAGATCGACTTCGAGCTTGGTGCAATTGCGAAATACTGTCTTGATGTCTATCGGAGCATGGGCAAGAACCACTACAACGGGTACCGTCCTCTTGAAATGATGTTGCAGACAGATGTGTTCTTCAACTTCATCGAGGCTAACTACGACATTTTCAAGTCGCAAGACGGTACTACGTTGAAGCAAGCCTATATTCTGTACAAGGAGTTCTGCAACGACACTGGGATCGAGTACCAACTCCCTCAATACAAAGTCCGAGAAGAGCTCCGAAACTACTTCGACACATTCAAGGATCGTGCAGAGGTGGATGGGCATATTGTCAGAAGTTACTATTCCGGTTTCACAGCGCATCCCTTCAAGGCTAGGGACGGTGGACAAGCATATTCTCTAGTGATTGAGGACACTACCTCGCTATTCGACTTGGAGTTTGCACATTATCCTGCGCAGTACTCTAAGGAGAATGGCACACCGAAGACATATTGGACGAACGTTAAAACCTCGCTCGCTGACATTGATACATCTGAGCTTCATTATGTCAAAGTACCTGAGAATCATATTGTGATCGACTTCGATCTCAGAGGAGAAGATGGTGGAAAGTCTCTTGACCGAAATCTCGAAGCAGCTTCAGCTTGGCCTGCCACTTACGCAGAGCTTAGCAAAAGCGGCGGAGGAGTACATCTCCATTACGATTACGACGGAGATACAGGAGAACTGGATTCGAATTACAGCGAAGGAATTGAAGTCAAGGCCTTCCGGGGGAATTCTTCCCTGCGTCGTCGCCTCACAAAGTGTAATAGTGTCCCTATAGCCACTATAAGTAGTGGGCTTCCTATCAAGGAGAAAAAAGTGCTCCATTCGTCAACAATACAAAGTGAAAAGGGTCTACGTGACCTGATTGCTAGAAATTTGAGGAAGGAGATCCATCCTGGTACTAAGCCCTCTATCGATTTCATTCAGAAGATCCTCGAAGAGGCTTACGAGTCGGGGATGTCGTACGATGTTACGGATCTACGCTCCAAGATCGTGGCATTCGCCAATAACAGCACCAACCAGCCATTCGAGTCTTTGAAGACTGTACAGAAGATGCAGTTCGCGTCAGAAAACAAAGAGATTGCCAAGGATATTTCCACTGACGACCGAATGGTCTTCTTCGATGTGGAGGTCTTCCCAAACCTCCTGGTTATTTGCTGGAAGTACGAAGGTGACGACAACGTCGTTCGTATGATCAATCCAGAACCCCAAGAGGTTGAGAAGTTGTTCTCGATGAAGCTCGTCGGGTTCAACAATCGTAGGTACGACAACCATATTATCTACGCTCGATTCATGGGGTACGACAACGATGAGGTCTACAAGCTAAGCAAGAAAATCATCGGTGGTTCTATCGGAGCAATGTTTGGGGAAGCGTACAGCTTGTCCTACACCGATATTTACGACTTCAGCTCTAAGAAGCAAGGGTTGAAGAAGTTCATGATCGAACTTGGTATGCGTCATCTCGAAAACGAGTATCCTTGGGACGAACCGGTCCCGGAGGAAAAGTGGCCTGACGTGGTTGAGTACTGCGTCAATGATGTGTTGGGAACTGAGGCTACGTTCGAAGATCGTAAGCAAGACTTCGTAGCTCGACAGATTCTTGCTGAGCTGAGCGGTCTTACGGTTAACGACACAACACAGAAGCACACAGCTAAGATCATATTTGGCAATGAGAGAAACCCCCAGAAGCACTTCGTGTACACAGACCTGTCTAAGGAGTTCCCAGGCTATGAATTTGATCTCGGAACGAGTACTTATCGTGGAGAAACTACAGGCGAAGGAGGGTACGTCTATGCTGAACCGGGCATTTATTCTGATGTGGCTCTACTCGACATTGCGTCGATGCATCCGACAACCATCGAACGGCTCAATCTCTTCGGTGAGTACACACCCAAGTTTTCAGAGCTACTTGACGCTAGACTAGCTATCAAGCGTAATGACTACGCCACAGCTCGGAAGATGCTGAACGGCAGGCTCAAGCCATATTTGGAAGATGAGGCCAATGCAGAAGCACTTTCCTACGCATTGAAGATCGTCATCAACATCGTCTATGGCCTGACGTCGGCTAAGTTCGACAACCCATTCCGAGACAACCGTAACTACGACAACATTGTTGCGAAGCGTGGTGCTCTGTTCATGATCGAGTTGAAGCATTGGGTCCAGAACCGTGGATTCACTGTTGCACACATCAAGACAGACTCGATCAAGATCCCTGGTGCCACTCCTGAGCTCATCACCGATATTATGGAGTTCGGGACCATCTACGGCTATGACTTTGAGCATGAGGCTACGTACGACAAGTTCTGCCTCGTGAATGAAGCGGTCTATATTGCTAAGGATGGCGGCAAGTGGACGGCTGTTGGAGCGCAATTCCAGCACCCATACGTCTACAAGACCCTGTTTAGTGGTGAGGATGTTGTGTTTGACGACTTTTGTGAGACGAAGTCGGTCAAGCAGGGCACTATGTACCTGGATTTCGACTCAGTGCATAAGGCAGCTGCATTGTCTGACGGTCAAATGCATCACGTTGGACGTACTGGTCGATTCATCCCAGTCACAGAGGAAAGTGGTGGCGGACTTCTCCTGAGGGTTAAGGACGGTAAGCGATACGCGGTCACAGGAACTAAGGGATATTTGTGGCTGGAGGCTGAAGTAGCAGAGAGTATGGAAGGCGGTTACGAGATCGACATAGACTACTTCCATAGGCTGCAAGATGGTGCGATGAATGCGATTGGAAAATTCGGCTCATTCGAAGAGTTTGTGGAGGTAAATGATGAATGACAAATACCTTAAAATTATAGAACAGTCTGGATTGCGCCCAGAAGTGGTTGGTGATCTCTTGGACAAGGGATGGGTCTTTGTCGAAACTCCTGGCGAAGGGTTTATGTGGGTCGCTCCCGGAGCTGGAGGTATCCCTGACTATATCCCACATAAGGAACCTCCTTGCGATTATAACTGTATGAACATGGCTCCTCATCGGCATGGCCTATCGTGCAACACTAGGTGCAGAGATTGTCATGGCGTTTGTCATCCTGACTGTCCTGCTTATGGAAGGAATTGAAAATGGCTAGAAATGATAACACGGTTATGATGGAGAACGTTCGAATCATATTCCGAAATTTCGCTGGACGAGAAGGCATGTACAACCGAGAAGGCGATCGGAACTTCTGTGTATTGCTGGACAACGAAACCGCAGATGCGATGGCTAGAGATGGTTGGAACGTCAAGATGCTGGCTGCTCGTGAGGAAGACGAGGAGGACCAGCCATATCTGCAGGTGTCAGTCAATTTCAAGGGGCGCCCGCCACGTGTAGTCATGATTACGTCTCGTGGTCGTACTACTCTTAACGAAGACGAAGTAGAGCTTTTGGACTGGGCCGATATTCAGATGGTGGATATGATCATCAGGCCTTATGAGTGGGCAGTGAACGGTAAGACAGGGATCAAGGCGTACCTGCAGTCTATCTTCGTGACTATCGAGGAAGACGAGCTGGAGATTAAGTACTCCGAAGTGAACGATATCGCACCTAAGACCGAATACATTGGCGAGTAACCAAAGAGGACTGTTTACATGATTGAGCCTATTAAGTATGTCCGAAAGCCATTCGAAGTTGATGCTGTTCAAGTTACAGCGGAGAACCTTGAAGAGCTAGCCGAATGGTGCCAGGGCACACTCGAGGAAGACAACCGTCCATACATTCGAGTCCGCGTTGCACGACCTCTGAACGAGCGGCAGACTAAGGCATACGCGGGAGACTGGGTTCTATATGCAGGGACTGGTTTCAAGGTGTACACGAGTAAGGCATTTCACAGAACGTTCGAACAGAAGCCTGTAGAACTCTTTACTGTGAAGCCTGAAGAGTGATAAGTAGGTCGAGGTTCCGGTAACGAGTGATGCGTAACTTTCACGGTTGACCATGAGCCAATAGATTATGTTATGTACATATCCCCTGTGTCCGTCATAGTCTATGAAATCGGTAGGAATCTTCAACGCTCACTGACCTACACAAATTTGCTCGGCATTAGTCGAGAGCCGGTGGATAGTATGGCTTCAGGGGTCTCAAATTCCTAGCCCAATGCTTATCGCGATCGGCACCCACTAAACAGAGGAGAACAAATGCATGACTTTTATGAAAGCAAGGAACAGTGCCTGGTAGACATCATGGCGAATACTGACGCGCCTTACCGTGTTGCTGTCTTGGCGGCTAAGTACGTCTACGAAGAAGGTTGGGGCTATAACAACCATCTTTCGGTCCCGCGTGGTGTTTCGATTTCTCCGAACTTTAATGCAGACGACCCGATCATCATCCACTTGACTAAGGAGTCGCAGAAATCACATGGGGTATGGTGAGACCCCTACAAATTGGAGAATTCAATGAACGAGAACTATGCAGCCGCCGCTGTTGTTCTGGGATACGTAGGTTTCAGAGCTCACCAGGCTATCAAGCACCACAAGGCTCACCAAGAACGAATGGCTAACATTCGTAATCTTGAGGACCACCTTGTCGGCAGCATAAACAACCTGCGTGAGAACTTGAACCTATTTCCCCAGAGCAATGACAACTGCGGAGTTACCGTCATCGACATCACCCGAAACTAGACCTCACAACTAAGGACCCCCACAAGGGTTCTTAGTTTTTAGTCGCAGGAATCACAAGGGGTATAATGAGACCCCTACTAAAAGGAACAATCATGGAGTACACACTCACCAACTACGACAAGCTTTCGCTCGCCGCCGGTGGTGCAATTCTCGGTACTTGGGCCGTTGCCGTCATCAAGACGCGCAAGGCAACCAAGAACCTCGAGAACCACATCGCTGATCGCGACGAAATCGATCGTAACTTGAACGAGCAACTCAACAAGATTGTCTGATACTAGACCTCACAACTAAGGACCCCCACAAGGGTTCTTAGTTTTCGCAGCATACACATGCGCTATAGTGAGACCCCTATCTAAGGAGTACTTGTGACCAAGTCAATCCAGGTCGCCATAGTAATGCTTATCGCCTTCGCCGTTTATCAGGTGTTGACCGGTCTTGCAATACTAAGGCCAGACCTTCGAGACCGTCTTATTCACAAACTTTCCCGATACTAGACCTCACAACTAAGGACCCCCACAAGGGTTCTTAGTTTTTATCTTAGGAGACTAAAATGTTGCAGAAAATCCAAGGACACACCGTATACGTTCTCGAGATCACCGAGACCCTAGTACTCCCCATCACAGATGGCGGAGATCCCCAGCTGACTCCGTATGCCGAAGCGGCTACGAAAGCGATCTACGACGGAACCATCCCAGGCCCAGGTAAGTATGCGATAGAAATCGTCGATGAATCCTATAACGTGTTCGATGTCCTAGAGTAAATTACATGGGTTCTTAAATTTATCTTTTAGTTATCAAAGGAAAATTATGAGCGAGTTGCTTTCTATCCTAGCCATTCTGATGGCCCCAACAAATCCCTCCCTCTCTGAAGATCTTATGACCATTAGTGCGATGCTTCCCGAGATGGAAGCCAGAGCTATCGAGTTGGAAAAGGAAGCACCACCAGAAGATAACCACATTCTCAATGAAGTGATTGAGTGTGAGTCTGGTGGAGATCCTACACTTCAGAATCCTGTGAGTAGCGCGTCGGGTCTATATCAATTTATCAACTCCACGTGGGAGTATACGTGGACAGGCTATATAGGAGAGCAACCACCTACCGCTCGAGCTTACCAAGCAACAGTGGAAGACCAGCATAGAGCTGGGCGAGCATTGTACGAACATGAAGGTCTAGTCCCCTGGTACGCCAGCAGAAGCTGCTGGGAATAGGAGAAATCATGGCAGATATTCTTAGAGTTGTAGAGGACCTACGAGGCCTTGCTTACGAGTTGGAGGATCATGTACTGATGCCAACACCTACGCCAGAAAAGCCTCCGTTGGTTGTTATGATTCGTAACACTCCGCTTAATGTCAAGGCTGGACAGTGGACCCCAGTGCCTATGGACGAGTTCTATGGCGGCGACCCAGATCTTGTTCTCGGTAAGTACGTTCGTGGAGCCGGCGGATATTGGAACCATGCAGGGCATGTGAAGTTTGCTTCGGGAGATCAGGGGCAGAAGAACATCCGCTTCGTAAGGAACATCGAAAGCAGTACACCTGACTGGACAGGTACTGAGGATTGGGTAAGCACCCCAGGTAGGGATTACAAGTCTCACAGTTGGATGTTTCAGCCAGAGCTCGGCAAGCCTACGGGATTTGAAGTGTGGTCATCGCACGATGCCGTAATCGAATACGCACAGCTCAAGGCAGTTCGACTTCTCAACTACTAAATTAGGAGACAAGATGACGAAGAAGATTCTGGCCATCGGCAGAGTAGCACCTAGGCAGGGTATCTATCGTTTCTACGAGCTTGAGTGGGAGGAAGCGGGCAACCATAAGATCCTGTATGATTGCGGGACGCGTGTTGATTTGACTGTTTCTCCCGACGATGGAGACATCCTCGAATGAAACCATACCGTTGCTGCAAACACTGTCTGCATAACAATGGCGAAGGACACAGCCTACCCTGTAACATGTGCGTGGTTGAATCCTGGTACACAAGAAAGAGAACTAATGACACACTCCAAAGAAAATAGGGGATAAAATGGCTCAGTCAGTATGGTCCGCATACGGAAGTCCTCTGCATTTGGTCTTGGAAGACAGTTTCGCAGAGGCTTATAATCGATCAGTTGAGAAGTTTCTTGAAGCACAGAACCTGCACAAGATGGAGCACGGTCACCAGTGGGACCCTCTCAAAGAATCACTCAAGATCTACTGGACTGATGAGGAACAGGATGCGTTCGGTAAGTACGCAGACCTCTTGAACATGATGATCGACATCAATGGTGGTGGTCTGGACATCGACATTGAAGATTGCCCATCTGACTATCTCGTAAAGGTTGAGTCATGACTGAGGCCAAAAAGGAAGAGCTCTGGTTAGCATTCGTAGCTGGATGCACACTCAAGATCGACCCGATGCACCCAGACGCTCGTAAGGTATTTGAGAAGTGGATCGAATACTTCAACGAAGCAGAAGCGATGGAGAAGGCTGAATGAACCTCTACCCACATCAGGAGGCGGCTGTCGAGAAGCTCAGTAACGGCAACATCCTCTGGGGTGGTGTGGGTACTGGTAAGTCTCGGGTAGCCGTCGAATACTATATGAGAAACGAAGGAGACAAAGATGTCTATGTCATCACGACAGCTAAGAAAAGAGATTCTCTGGATTGGACTGGCGAGTTTGCCAGGGTGGCTGTTGGCCGCGATTCTCTATCGACTGTTGCGGGCATACTCACGGTAGATTCCTGGAACAACATCGAGAAATACATAGACATTAAGAACGCGTTCTTCGTCTTCGATGAGCAGCGTCTGGTAGGCAGTGGGAAGTGGTCCAAGTCTTTCATCAAGATCGCCAAGAAGAACAACTGGATCCTTCTCACTGCCACGCCAGGTGATACATGGCTCGATTACATCCCCGTATTCATTGCCAATGGTTTCTACAAGAACCGGACGGAGTTCAAACGTGAGCACGTTGTTTACAACCCTTACTCGAAGTTTCCGAAGGTCGATCGCTATGTTGGCGTCTCTAGACTGGTCAGGTATCGGAACCAGATACTGGTAGAGATGCCATATGTCAAACACACTCTAAGAAGGACAAGGACGCTATGGGTAGACCACGACAAAGAATTGTTGAACAAAGCGCTTATTGATCGGTGGCACGTATTTGAGAGTCGGCCTATTAGGGACGTGGCAGAACTCTTCCTGGTGATGAGGAAAATTGTGAATGCAGACCCCTCCAGGCTAGAGACGATACGGTCGCTGATGATGGATCACCCTAGGATCATCATATTCTATAACTTCGACTTCGAATTGGAGATTCTTCGTGGGCTTAAAGACGCCATTACGGTGGCTGAGTGGAACGGGCACAAGCACGAACCCATCCCTCATACGAACCGCTGGGTCTATCTTGTACAATACATGGCTGGGGCTGAAGGATGGAATTGCGTCTCGACTGACACGGTAGTTTTCTACTCTTTGACCTACTCATACAAGAACTTTCATCAAGCACATGGAAGAATCGATCGACTTAACACCCCATTCGTAGAGCTCAACTACTACACGCTCTTGTCTAAAAGTGCAATCGATTATGGCATCTCGAAGTCCTTGAAAGCCAAGAAATCCTTCAATGAGGCCGATTTCATAGCCAAATTATAGTTATTACCCCTCTAAAAACAGTTATTACCCCCTTCTCTGCCAAAAATGATATCAAAAACTTTCTCTACGCGCGAGACTTGATAACTAAAATAGATACCCAGACTGCACAGAGAAACTTCTTTGCACAAAAAATCTTGGCAAACACAAAGGAGACCTGTGATGGAATGGAAAGAAATACCCGAGTTCCCTGGCTATTCAATTAGTGATGAGGGGCACGTCCGTAATGATGATACAGGTCGAATCCTCGTGTTGACTCAAAATCAGCACGGGGTTTCACAAGTCGGTATCATGTGTGAAGGCACTCAGTATAAGCGTGGGGTGGCGCTGTTAGTAGCTAGTGCGTTCTTACACCGCCCACGGTCTGAGGCATTCGATACCCCTATCAATCTGGATGGCGATCGTCGTAATAATCATCTGAGCAATCTAATGTGGCGTCCTCGATGGTTCGCTATCAAATACCATAGACAGTTCCACAATGATAAGCGAGGATTTAGAGACCCTGTAGTTGATGCCCATACTATGGAATGGTTTCCCAGTTCATGGGAAGCGGCTATCAAATTTGGCTTACTTGATCGAGAGATCATGTTGGCTACGTTGAACAGAACCTATGTGTGGCCCACATACCAAGAATTCAGATTAGCGGAATAATAGTTATCGTCTCGCGCATAAATCGCAGGATATGATAGAAGAGATGGAAACAAGCATTTCTAAAACCGCCTACAATCGTTATGTTTTTGTCTGATGAGGAGGTGTTATGAGAGAAAACAGATACCAAGCATCACTTATTAGACACTTGAAAGAAATCTTCCCTGGTTGTGTCGTGTTGAAAAATGACAGCGACTACATACAAGGGATTCCGGACTTACTTATTTTGTATGGCGATAGATGGGCTGCACTTGAAGTTAAAGGTTTTGAGTATTCAAACAACCAACCGAACCAAGAATACTACATAGACCTACTGAACAACATGTCTTTCGCAGCATTCATCTATCCTGAAAATGAAGAGGAGATCATACATGCTCTTCAACAAGCACTCTGATCTCGCCGGCCAACATGCATTCCTCAGTGCTAGTAAGTATCACTGGATCAACTATGATGAAGAGAAGCTAGATCGTGTCTTCACAGCTAAAATGGCCGCCCAAAAAGGAACCGACCTCCACAACTTCGCTCTAGATGCTATTCGTCTAGGAGTCAAGTTGCCCAAGTCTGCGAAGACTCTACACCTCTATGTTAATGATGCTATTGGGTATAGGATGACACCCGAGCAGATGTTGTTCTATTCGGTTAATGCTTTTGGAACAGCGGATACGATTTCGTTCCGTCGCAACAAGCTTAGAATCCATGACCTTAAGACTGGGAAGTTCGTAGCTTCAGTTCATCAACTTGAAGTCTATGCTGCTTTGTTCTGTTTGGAGTATCGTTACAAGCCGACTGAGATTGATATTGAGCTTCGGATCTATCAGAACGATGAGGTCCAGGTCTTTGAAGCTGACCCGGATGTCATTACTCACATCATGGATAAGATCATAATGTTCGACAAGAGGCTTACTGCGCTTAGATTGGAGGCGATGTCATGATCACTATCACAGAAGAAGCATATTTGAAGCATTATGGCACACCTCGTCATTCAGGCCGTTATCCTTGGGGAAGTGGAGACAATCCTTATCAGGACAACGCTTCCTTCATCGGTATGGTTACTGAGCTTCGAAAAGAGGGTATGACAGAAGCAGAGCGTGCCAGAGCATTGGGTATGACGACCACCCAGCTTCGTGCCAAGGTCTCGATTGCAAAGAATGAGAACAAGCAGGCAGACATTGCCCAAGCGCAGCGTCTGAAGGATAAGGGTTGGTCTAAGGTAGAAATCGGTAAGCGGATGGGTGGTCTTAACGAGTCATCTGTTCGTGCTCTTCTTGCCCCCGGTGCTGCTGACAAGGCTCAGATCTTAGATGCCACAGCTACCATGTTGAAGAACCAGGTAGATGAAAAGGGAATCATTGACATTGGCTCTAACGTAGAGCGTAGTATTCCCGGTGCCGTGGGTACAGAACAGAAGCTTGGTATTAGTAGAAACAAGTTTGACAACGCTATCGCTAAGCTTAGAGAAGAAGGTTACAAAGTACAATACGTTAAGGTTCAGCAGCTTGGTACTGGTAAGTTCACATCAGTCAAGGTGTTGACTAAGCCTGACGTAGAGTACTCAGATGTGTTCAAGAATCGAGACAAGATTCGCCAGATCACAGAGCACTCTGAGGATGGTGGTAGGTCATGGAATGGTCTCAGGCCTGTTGAGTCTGTAGACTCCAAGAGAGTAGCAATCAACTATGCAGAAGACGGTGGTGACGAAGCGGACGGTGTCATCTATGTCAGGCCGGGTGTTGATGACCTTTCTCTAGGTAACTCGAACTATGCACAGGTTCGTATTGGTGTTGATGGAACGCACTATCTTAAGGGAATGGCGATGTATAAGCCAGACCTGCCAGCTGGTGTAGACCTGATGTTCAA